GATGCATCTCAAACGAGATATATCTTTACCAGGCTCTCGAAGGAGACTCGGACTCTCTTCGATCAAAAGGATGACGCTGTACTTACCTATCTTGACGATGATGGACGATCAATTGAGCCCGAGCATTACATACCTGTTCTACCCATGGTACTCGTGAATGGGACTGAAGGAATCGGAACGGGGTTTTCGTGCTACGTACCACCCTTCAATCCAGGAGATATCAAGGCAAATATTCTCAACTTTACAAAGGGTATAGATATGAAAAAAATGAAACCATGGTTTCGAGGGTTTAAGGGGTCTATCTTAGAACAGGATGATGATTCATGGATCGCACAAGGTGTTTGGGTTTGTATCGGAAAGACGATCAAAGTCACCGAACTTCCACCGGGTCGATGGACACAAGATTACAAGGAACACCTCGATACTCTCGTTGAAAAGAAAATCATCAGCGGTTTCACGAACAACAGTACAACTGAGAATGTTGACTTTATAATTCAGGATTACAATGGTAAAGACGCTGTGAAGGATCTTAAACTGCAAAAGACTATCAGATGCTCAAATATGCATCTTTTTCATCCGACGAAAGGTATATGTAAATACGACAGCGCAGAGAAGATACTCACTGACTTCATCGGCCTTCGTATGGATTACTATGTGAAGAGAAAGAATAGGCTCATCGAAGTTACGAAAAGAAAGGCTGAACTGTGCGCCAGGCGTGCACGGTTCGTTAAGATGGTGATAGAGGGCGACATAGTGATATTCAAACGTAAGAAGCATGATCTAGAGATTCAACTGTCTACATTGTTTCCTAAGGTTGATGACTCGTACGACTACCTCTTACATACGAAGACAGTTGATTATACAGAGGAAAGGGTAAAGGCTCTGTTCGACGAATGGAAAACTCTCAACGAAGAACTTAATTCACTCAAAGCTATTGGATATATTGACATGTGGAAAACTGACCTTAAAAAATTGTGAGCAATAGATAAGTATGGACCTCCAAGGTCCCGATACCGGTTCTGTTTTGGCTCTTAACGCGATAGGTAAACAGGACACGTTCCTATTACACGATAGCCCAACACATTCCTTCTTTAAATATGAACCTACACAACATTCAAACTTTACGAAATATCATAAAAGTATCACCGTCTCTAAACCTTCTAACGCGTCGACCACATGGCCATTCGGCGAATCTGTAAAAGTTACATTAAATCCACAGAACATGGGTGACCTCCTTAGTAATATGTATGTTCATCTCGAATTTCCCAAAGTTGAATCAAATGCCAATATCGCTGACCAGATAGGCCGTCATGTGATAGAAACAGTGACAATGCGCGTGGACGAGTTAGAACTCGAAAAGTATCATGATGACTGGGGTATGATATACGATGAATTGTATTTAGATGCATCTGAAAAGAGGACAAAACGATACACTCTCAATCGTAATCAATCAGAAGGTACTTCGTCTGCAAACGATGCTACTTTATCTAGATACCCGTCGCAGCTGATGATACCTATACCTCTTTTCTTTTCACGTAAGTATGAGGGGGATGAGTACGCTTCTAATTTACCTAACCGACCATATTTTCCTACCTGTGCCATTCATAAACAGAAACTAGAATTTGAAATAAAGTTTAGACCGAGTACGTTCTTCACGAATAATCCAAGTTTCTCACCTCTCACGTTAGATAAGTTCAGTCTGATAACAGAAGAAATTACCGTATCGGCACAAGAAAAGTCATATCTGACCACGAAGCAACAGGTCCTAATTACCGATGTAGTGAATAAACATCCAACATTAGAAACGGAGATAGGTGAAAATAATGTTAAATTACAACTTGTTCCCAGTATACCGGTGAAATCTATGTTTTGGTTTTTACGACGCAAAGATTTCGAGGATGAGAGTGAACACGGTAGTCCTTCGAATCTAGGTACGGGTGATACAGACGTTCTCGAGCGAAAGTTTGAAAATAGATATAACTTCTCAACATCAAATACGTATGGACTTAGTTCGGAGTTTTTTAACCCCGTACAACAGACAGCTAAAATATTTATTAACGGTCAGGATTTACCAAATATAAATAATCCCGACCATGTTTTCTATAAGTACGTCGTACCTTATAATAGTAGATTATCTAAGCCTGATAGAAATATTTACACGTATGCATTCGCGATGAATCCGATTAATGTGGAACCATCGGGAAGCCTGGACTTCAGTAAATTAAATTCGGATCGAACTATTCTTGATATTTCACTCACCCCCAATTTGACAAACGTCTACACTCTCAACATGTATTATGTTGGATATCAGACCTTTCTCTTCGATAGAGGATTCATGTCTGGTGTAGGTATGTCTGCAGATAGATACATACCCGAAATGCCCGAATCTCTTATTCCTAGATCTCCTAAAATTCCTCCCGGGTATGGTAGGCCTAAGCCGTCTGGAGTCGAAGGGTATTCCCTTTCATAAATAATGTATCGTGATGATTACGAATGTAATCCACGATATTATTCCTAATACACCATCGGATGAAATTCAGCTGTGCAACGGTCGTATGAATTTCCTCAGATGTATCCGGTAGTTTATAGGTTATCTTCTCCGTTCTACAGAATGGGTCGAATAGTTTTTTTGAATATCCGTCTAGACTCGACTTGTACGCGCAATGAACACTAAAAATTTTTCCGTCGTTCGTTTCATATGATAGGTTATTCTTTTTAGAATAATTAGTAATAAACCATTCCAGGTTTCGTAGAGATATACCTCCACTTTTTGTTAATAGTTCAACGAGCGTAGCTTTATTCTCGGGTTTTGCATAGAATGCGTTAATAGAATTTAGTAGAATATCTGATTTGTTCATTATTAATATAATGGAGGTAAATCTCTAAGCTCGTCTTCGGGTGGGGGGCTAGTCGATATAGGCGTTCCTGGAAATCCCGCACTTCCTGCACCCGTGAGCACGCATGTTCCCATATCACCTATATCAATTCCGGGTGGAACTGTGTCGGTATTAATTGCACCAAAACTAATCACCCTGGATTCTGGTGGCTTAGACTTGTAACACGTTTTACAATATCCATCTAAACCGGTCATAGACTTGTTTCCACAGGGTCGACCATTCTTTCTCTTTCCGATGCATTTGTCGTCACCAAACACACGTGCAATTATTCTACGAACACGAACATCCTCACGTTGCAGACTTTTGAACTCTACACATAGTTGATTAGAAGCTTCGAGTATATTAGCCCTCATTTGTTCTTTATGCTTTTCTTCTATCTCTTTTACAGCCTTTTCTATATCTTTTAATCCCACCTGCTGAGAATTGATAAACCCGAGAATTACTTCGGTCATACTCTATCATTGACTCTCCTTTTTAAATATATCACTGATCAAGGTAGGTTGCTTCGGATCAGCTTTTTTGCGAGGTTTTTTAGGTGGTTTTGCACGCATTAGTAGTTCTCCGAAAATATCATCCTTGACATTTTCAAACAGGGGGTCGAGTAAATCGCATACAGGGTTTAAAAACTTGTTCAAAAAATAATACGGATAGTCGACCGGGAGCTTGTGGTCTCTGGCGTATACAGGATCTTCAGATTTCTCGAATGCACGAGCCTTTGGGTCACCGGTGTTGATAAGAATATATGGTACTCTATCTCCGGATTGTGGCTCGGATCCCGGTTGGCGGTCTCTCATTTTTCGAACCACTTGTACATGCGCTTGACTGATATTTGCAACCTCGTCACTGGTGATAGATACACTTTCTCCTTTCACTTTATATGAATCAGATAGAGACTGACTTAGTATGAGTTTCTCATTCGGAACATCTCCCTCGAGTAACTCGACCGCTCTTTTTCGAGCAAGAGCCTTGGGTGCGTCTGTACCGTTACTATCGAGAACTACATCTAGCAACTCTTTACACACTTCTCTCATATAAGGAGTATTATCACGGCGAACAAGTTGCAACCCTTTTACATCTATATAATCCATGTTCATTTCTCCGTCTTTACCCTTCGTCCAGAGTTTCGCGGCATATCTCTTCTTACTGTAAAGGAAATATGGACAGTACACTTTCTCAAGTTCCAAATTATTAGGAGCCTTAAATAACTTCGTACACTCAGCGGCAGCGCGTTCACCAAGTTCCCAACTATATTCAATAGCATCTTTGCCTGTTCGCCCTTGTACGTCAAATTCGACCATGACCGAATCCGTATCTCCGTAGCGCACACGAGAACCCGGATAATGTTTTTCAACGTATGCCTTTGTTTCGTCAATCATACCTCGACCTTTCATCGTAGTCGTCGACGCAATAGCCACGCAGGGTAGAATACCCCTCGAGGCTCCGGTAAATCCATAGACACTGTTCATACTGATTTTGTACGCCAACTGCTTACCATTATACATTTGTTTCATTGCACCGGTAGCCTTGGCCATATCCTTTTTCGCTTGTTTTCTAAACGCCTTGAGTTCTACCAAAATACTTGGTAAAATACTTGGAACGTTTTGTGCGAACGTGTGATCTCCGAACGTTTCATATTCAACTCCGGGTAAATTTTTGTATTTAGCGTCCATGACGAGTGTTGAGTAACAGAGATTATGCGCCATCATGATACTTGGATATAGACCTTCAAAATCCAGGGCTGTGATAGGTGTGTAATATGCACCAGACTGTGCTTCTAGTACTGTCGCCCCCACGTATCCAGTATTATCTGTATGACCATATTCATACGTAGGCACTTTAAACTTCATCTCACGCGCCTTTTTTGTAAGACAACTAAACACCTTTATCTGCTGCCCCCTTTCCACTAAATAGCTGAGTGGTACCCATGTAGCCTTGGCCATCTCTAGAAGATTAATGAACGTACACAGCTTTGAAATAAGGCGATGTGGGAGGAGTGTATCCTTTATACAATACTCCGCAACCTCTCGAAGCTTCACCGGATCTTCTTCCTCGTATCGACGGAACATCTCTTTTGGAGCCATATCAATCTTGTTATCTCCGAGATACAATTTCGATACATTGTCCAGTTTATACGAATCCAGTTTATATTCGCGCTTTACTTCGTGAAATAGATCAAAGATAAATATACCGGGCATAGGGACGAGCTTCAACTCGTTATCCCCGAGAGCACTCGAGGAAAGCTTTTTACGTACGAGGTCACATACATGCGTTTTCAGTTTACTCATTTTGAAGAAAGATAGAGGACAGGACATCAAATGCCCGCGCTCGATAATATACTCAAGATCAAAACCAAATATATTCCAGCCAGTGATAACATCTACACCCTTTTCGTTGAGATAATTTGAAAATCGAATCAACATATCCTTTTCAGTGGGATACCATTCAATAATCGAATCATCTCCGAGGTTTTTATCAGTTTCTTTGTAACACAAACACGTTTTCTCATACGGTTCAGTTTCACCAAAACGCATGAGTGATATAGCAATTTGAAAACATGCATCGTCCCGCACGTTAGGGCTTGGAAACTTTCCAGTCGAACTATAACATTCGATATCAACCGACGCTATCACAAAGGGTGCAGATTCGGGTTTATCTACAGGTTTCAGGTCTTTCCAGGACTTACAGTACAAATCAATATCCACATTTGCAAAGTCAGCACGCTCACAACCATCACCCGTATCCACCCAGCCCGTAGATTGGATATTAGATCTGTGCATGAATCTCAGAACAGGATCTAGATTCGCTTCGTATAATCGTAACTGACTTACGTGCAATGTTCTATCAATATCGGTGTCTAGTTTTTCCAGGGTTTTTCTCAGCACCGCCACCTCGTGTACAGCCCGATTTTTTGCCGCTTCATCGTTCTGTTTTTCTACAGATGACTCAGTTAGTAATAGTTTGTGATCTATTTCTTTCCGTTCCCGTTCTAATTTTTTAAGTGATGCATGAGTTGTTCTCCTCAACTTACTACTTATAAATCGTCGCGATTGAAGATCTTTGCATGTTATCTGTATAAACGTTCTGGATTCCCCATTCTGAAACCCTTCTATATCTTTAGACCTCAGGGATCCACAGTTTACAATATCCGGACATGTGTCTTTAACGTAATCGATCACTTTCTTAGTGTCGAGTGTATCAGGAAGCTTCATGAAAAAGTAGGGTTTAAACGGCGTCGTCACACAGACGGAGTGACCATCTTGAGTCCTTCCAAACATCCTGATTAAATGCTGCTCATCTTCGTCACGTGCATCCCATGTCAGGACTTGAAATTGTACCATACTTCGTTATAGAGCTAAATTTTTAATATCATATATTAGTAAAATGTCAGCTGCTTTGATTGACCTCGTGTCTAAGGGTGCCCAGGATGTCTTCATCACTGGCACGCCTCAAGTTTCATTTTTCCACCAAAATTATAAGAGACATACCAATTTTGCGCTCAAGCCGGAACGTCTCGATTACGTGGGAACCTTTGCCGCTGGTAACGAAGTCGTGGTTCCTCTGCGCACTAAGGGTGACCTGTTAAGTTACGTCTGGGTTGAGGCCACAAACATCGGGACCGGTGGTACGAACAACGCTTCCGGTTTCTTTAGCAAGAATGACACCAGCACGACCGAGTTTTCTCTTTGGATTGGTGGTCAAGAAGTATGCCGCCTCGACTCCCTTTTCATTCAGGGTGTCCACAATTTACTCTACAAGCAGGATGGCGCCAAGGCCTCTTGCGCCGTAACTCTTGACGAGGTTTCTGAAAACGCCAAGGGAACTAGTACGGGTGCCGATCATTATATCATCCCTTTCTTTTTCTCCGAGGATTGGACTAAATCTCTTCCTCTCACCGCACTCCAGTTCCATCAGGTCGAATTACGTATTAAGTGCCGCTCCGGATTTACCCCGGAGTCCACCCCCAAGGTCTACGGGACGTACGTGTACCTCGACTCCGAGGAGCGTCAGATGGTCGTCGAGCATGAGCATGAGATCCTCATCACCCAGACACAGTTTCAACCCATGTCTGCGGATGATGTTGACGTCGATCTCACGTACTTCAACCACCCCTCCAAGGCTATCCACGTCGTCTCTTCCTTTGCTGATAACAGTCAATGGGATACTAACTTCACGTTCGATCGGGCTTCTCTCTATATTAACGGTACTACCCTCTTCGAAGAAATGTCCCCCGTTTACCATCACAACGTCGTTCCGGAGATGCACTGCACATCCCTCCCTTCGTCGACTCTCAGCACCGTGTCTACGTTCACGTGGCCTTTCTGCTTAAAATTGAATGCCTCTCAGCCTTCAGGGTCGTTAAATTTCAGTAGGATTGATAATGCAAAGTTGAACCTCACTGGTACGGGGGTCAGGAACGGAAACATCGTTCGCGCGTATTCAGTGAACTACAATATTTTAAAGATAAAAGACGGTATGGCCGGCGTTGCGTTTGCTAACTAAATACCTGTGTTAAGTTTTTTATTTATGTTTAACCAGAAGAACCAAAACCGCGTTCACCACGTTCAGTGGATGCGATTTCGTCTACAATCTCGATTACAGGGGTTTCACACCTCTCTACTATAAGCTGGGCGATCTTATCCCCAGGTTTAATATGAAACGTTTCATGCCCATGATTAAACAGGATCACCTTGAGTTCACCTGTATAATCAGGGTCAATAACACCAGCACCAGTTTGAATACCGTTCTTAACAGCGAGACCAGAGCGAGGAGCGATGCGACCGTAGCAGCCGATGGGAACCGTCGCAGCGATTCCAGTACTCACTATACCCCTAGCTAGAACGGGAATTTCAACATCGACGATACTGTAAAGGTCGTATCCAACAGAGGCACTTGATCCAGATCGCTCAGGAATAATCGCGTCGGGTGAAAGGCGTTTGATAAGTAGCTTGGACTCCATCTTTGTTAGTGTACGCGGGATAACTTTAAATGTCTGCATATAACAAATGGATGGTATACTCGTTGCCTTATTAATGATATTTACGACACTTATATTCGGATTCATATATGCGAATATGTTCGACCCAGAAGAGTTTGGATTTACGGAATCTTCCACCGATCCATGGTACTTCGCATTTACAACGATGAGTACGGTTGGATACGGTGACTTTAGCCCGAAAACTGACCGAGCTAAGAGGGTGGTCATGTTTCACCACGCACTTCTTATCATGGAAGTCGGTGTTTTCATGACGTGGATGGCGAAGAAAATCTACAAACCTCGTAACATGAATCTTAAAGTGGTATAAAAAGTACTCGCATTAAATATGTAAGATGAACCCAATACGCATTGGTCCAGCGTTAAGGCGCATAACCCTTTTACAAAATCATATACGACCACAATCCACTAATAGTCTTTCAGAGGATCTACTATTCGACGATAAACGCGCAAAAAGACATTTATACGACATATTACCCGATGACGTCCCAGAATACCCTAGTGCATACGGTATGGAAATTCGCGTCGATCACGATGCGCGGACTGTTCGTTTCAAGACAGAAACAATGTCTGTGTACGAGAAGATAACCGTATTTATGTTTCAAAAACAAAAATTACGATACATGTATCCCGATTATCAATTTACAGAAAAACACATTTAATATTATATCAGGGAAGTATATGTGTTTAGACTTTTTATTTAAAAAACGTTATAAGAGACTACCAGATGCATACACGCATCCCTTCGACTGTTCGTGTGAATTATGTGGCTCTGTATTCTCCGATATGCAGGGTTTGATAAACCACATGGGATACCATTCAACGGAACAAATTAACACTTGCATTAACAGGGGATACGGTACTGTTCGTTGTAATATATGTTGGTCCACATTTAACACTGTTGCTTCCATGGAACGTCATTCATGTGCACAGAAAAGAAATCCCGTCATTAGTGGACTTTCTCCTATCATGAGTCGTTCCAATAGTTTGGAATCTATTGTTATTCATGACGATTCCCCGGTTTAGGTGCAACAGTCCAATTGCCATCTAGGAGAGACTGACGAATTTCCCAATCTGTTAGTTTTACAGTTCTCATGGGCGGAGTAATGAGCGCCCCTTTATTTACGACTCTGCAATGGTATCCACCAACACTACACGCGTGGTCGAGTTCAAATCTTGATGCATATTGAATATAAGGTGAATAAGAATCCATATCAGCTTCTAAGAGCGTTTTGTACCTATACGCGTCGTCAAATGTTACGAACGCTACGATAAAGTGTCGGGGGATATCATCTGTATCTGTATCCGTAATAGAATAAATTCCTTCTTCATGTCCAGCTTTATGAAATGCTATGACATGAAAAAGATCGTGATTAGAAACTTTTTCGAGTACTGTACTGTTGCTATAATCGAGTGCGTAGTAACTCTTGGCTGCGGATTTTTTAACCTTAGGCTTGAAGCGGAAGGGAGTGGGTCGAAAGGTGGGTTGTCTGAGTGCGAACATATTTACTTAAATATTACA